CATCTGCCTATGGGAATGAATCGGGAACTGACCAACGGCAACGTGATCCGGGCCGGCATCGAGTTTGACCGGCTTGGTCGTCGGATGGCTTACCACCTGTACCGCTCCCATCCGAACGATGGTGCTTTGGCGCCGATGTCAGGATCGGGTGGTCTCGACACGGTGCGCGTACCGGCCGACGAACTGATCCATCTCTTCCGGCCGCTGCGTCCCGGCCAGATTCGCGGGGAACCCTGGCTCGCCCGTGCCCTGGTTAAGCTCAACGAACTCGACCAGTACGACGATGCCGAACTGGTGCGCAAGAAGACGGCAGCGATGTTTGCCGGCTTCATCACCCGCATGAGCCCAGAGGACAACCTGCTCGGCGAAGGCTCGGCAGACGCCAGCGGGGTCGCCCTCGCTGGTATGGAGCCTGGCACCCTGCAGATTCTCGAGCCGGGCGAGGACATCAAGTTCTCAGCGCCGGCCGATGTCGGAAGTTCCTACGCCGAGTTCATGCGCCAGCAGTTCCGTGCCGTGGCCGCCGCGATGGGCATCACCTACGAGATGCTCACCGGGGATCTCACCCAGGTTAACTACTCCTCGATCCGCGCCGGGTTGCTGGAATTTCGCCGCCGCTGCGAAGCCCTGCAGCATGGCGTGATCGTCCATCAGTTGTGCCGGCCGATCTGGCGGGCATGGATGGATCAGGCCGCGCTGGAAGGTACGTTACCGCTGCCAGGCTACAGCCGACGCCAGCGTGAGTACCAGGCGGCCAAGTGGATCCCCCAGGGCTGGCAGTGGGTCGATCCGCAGAAGGAATTCAACGCCATGAAGCTGGCCATCCGGGCGGGCCTCATGAGCCGCTCGGAAGCCATTTCGGCCTATGGCTACGACGCCGAGGATGTCGATCGCGAAATCGCGACGGACAACCAGCGGGCTGATGCACTGGGGCTGGTGTTCGATTCCGATCCACGGCACGACAAGGTGCCCAGTGTGCCGGTTGCCGAGACACCGGCTCGGCCAGACCCGGCAGAACACGCCGACCAACCAACGGAGTAACCCATGCTGCCTCATCTTGCTTCCCGCCTGTTCGGGACGCCTTTGCTCGTCCATCGCGCCAAACTGGACGTGATCCTGGCGGTACTTGGCGACCGACTCAACATTCAGCCTCCTGCTGCCGACATGGCTCTACCAGGACCGCGCAACATGCCTTCGGGAGCGCCTGGTATCGCCGTCATTCCGGTGCATGGCACCCTGGTCAAACGCACCGCCGGCCTTGATGCGGCCTCCGGATTAACGAGTTACACCGAACTCGCCGCCATGTTGGATTCGGCACTGGCGGATCCCCAGGTTGCCGGCATCCTGCTCGATATCGACTCGCCCGGTGGTGAAGCCTCGGGCAGTTTTGAACTGGCGCGGCGAGTACGCGAGGCGTCCGCCGTCAAACCCGTGTGGGCCGTGGCCAATGATGCCGCTTACTCGGCGGCCTACGCCATCGGCTCAGCGGCCAACCGCCTCATCGTGTCCGAAACCGGTGGCGTGGGTTCCATCGGCGTGATTGCGCTGCACATAGATCAGTCGGTCAAGGATGCCAACGACGGCTACCGCTATACGGCGGTGACAGCCGGCACGCACAAGAACGATTTCTCGCCGCATCAGCCTCTGACCGATGAAGCGAAGGCCGAACTGCAGGCCGAGGTCGATCGACTCTACGGACTGTTTGTCGACCACGTGGCCGCGATGCGCACGCTGGCCACCGATGACGTGCGCTCCACGGAAGCCGGTCTGTACTTCGGTGCCAATGCCATCGTCGCCGGACTGGCAGATGCCGTTGGCACCTTCGAATCGGCACTGACCGATTTCTCACTGTTTCTAAGCTCCCGAAGCCGCAAGTCGCCTCAGGCTCGGGCAGGCACTCGAACCGAGGCGGCGACTCCCACACAGGAGCATGAAATGAATCCACAAGAAGTTGAAGCTGTTCCAGAAATGATCGGTGTCGATGCGGCTGCCGTCCTGGTGGCCGAGGCCCGGCGCGAAGTGACCCAGTCGGCTCAGGCCATCGCCGAACTGTGCCTGATCGCCGGCACGCCGGACAAGGCCGCCGAATTCATCGCCGCTGGCAAAACTGAGGCCGAAGTGCGCCGGGTGCTGATCGAGGCCAAGGCGGCTCGCTCGGACGCGACACCGATTCAATCAACGATCCCTGCTGATGCTGGCACGCAAGAGATGTCCCGTCCGGAAACCTCGCCCATCGTCAGTGCCGTCAAGAAACTCATCTCCAAGGAGTAAGTCATGCCTGTCATTACCCAGACCAACAACCTCGGCGACGTCCTGAAGTATGAGGCACCCAATCTTTACTCACGTGAGGCAGCCACCATCGCGGCCGGCCAGAACCTCGGTATCGGCACCGTCCTTGGCCGTAAAACCGCTGACGGCAAGTTGCACGCCCTGGCGCCGGCGGCCAGTGACGGCACTGAAATCGCTGTGGGCATTCTCGCCACTGATAGCGATGCCACGCTGATCGACCGGGAAGACGCCCTGCGGATCGCCCGGCACGCCATCGTTGCCCGCATTGCCCTGATCTGGCCGGCGGGTATCACGGCACCGCAGAAGCTGACGGCCCAAGTACAGCTCGAAGCCCTGGGCATCCTGATCCGCGATTCCGCCTGATTCTTTCTATTTCTGGAGATCCACTATGCAAAATCCTTTCGACAATCCCGGCTTCGCGATGGCCAGCCTGACGGCGGCCATCAACCTGCTGCCCAACCGTTACGGCCGCCTCGAACAACTGGGGCTGTTTCCTGCCAAACCGGTGCGTACCCGCCAGATCGTGGTCGAGGAGAGGAATGGCACCCTGAATCTGCTGCCGACCCAGCCGGTCGGTGGTCCGGCCACGCTCAACGTCCGGGACAAGCGCAAGCTGCGTTCCTTCGTCGTGCCCCATGTGCCTCTGGACGATGTGGTGCTTCCCGAGGAAGTGCAAGGTGTCCGTGCCTTTGGCTCGGAAACCGAAATGGAATCCGTCGCGGCCGTGCTTGCGCAGCATCTGCAAGGGATGCGCAACAAGCATGCCATTACGCTTGAACACTTGCGCATGGGGGCCCTCAAAGGTGTGATCCTCGATGCGGACGGCTCGTTGTTGCACAACCTCTACACCGAGTTTGAGATCGCAGCCAAGACAGTCAATTTCGCGTTGGCGGTGGAGGCAACCAACGTGCGCAACAAGTGTGTCGAGGTGATCGGCCATATCGAAGACAATCTGCGCGGCGAGTTCATGACCGGGGTGCGTTGTCTGTGCTCGCCCGAATTCTTCGAGAAATTGGTAGGGCATGCCAAGGTCGAGAAAGCCTATGAGAACTACGCGCAAGGTGCCATGTTGCGCGATGACGTGCGCACCGGCTTCGCCTTTGGCGGCATCGTCTTCGAGGAGTATCGCGGTCAGGCGTCAAACGTCGCCGGATCGGTCGTCCGCTTCATTGCGGCCGGCGAGGCGCACTGCTTTCCGCTGGGCACGATCGACACCTTTGGCACCTACTTCGCGCCGGCCGACTTCAACGAGACGGTCAATACGCTCGGCCAGCCGATCTATGCCAAGCAGGAGCCACGCAAGTTCGAGCGCGGTACCGATTTGCATACGCAGTCGAATCCGTTGCCGATGTGCCATCGGCCGGGGGTGCTGGTGAAACTCACAGCGACTTGAACTTGAGTTTGCGTTCCGCCGTGTAGTGCCACCACGGGTGCGGCGGATCGCCTGCCATGAAACGCGTTGCTGCGATGAAGGTATCCAGGACGCAAGGATCCTGCCGGGCGCCGGTCAGATCGCATAGCGACAGGTACATCTCGTAGGGGTCCTTGCCAACGAGATCAGTTGGCAGGATCAGTCCCATCTGGCGCAAATCACCGGCCATCGCGGTACCGATATTGGGTATGGCTTCCAAGGTGGTCGCTTCCGTCGCACACGTCGCTTTTTTGACCATCTCAAGTCCTCATAAGGCGATTCACACATGACATCGATGACTACTTTACGCCTGCTCTACGACGCAGCAGGTAGTGCTGATTTACTGACGCCTGCGGTAATTGGGGGTTCGGAAGTGCTGGTGGATTTCCGTGCTCCCGATGCCGAGGTGCTGGATGGACTGGGCCTAAGTTCCGACTACGCAATCCGATACCCGGCCAGTGACGTGATGCTGGATACCGGTCACGAACTGTTCATCGGCGGCGTGGCCTATCGCGTCAGGGAAGTACGACTGGTCGGGGATGGCTCGGAGGCACGGGCCTCGCTCACGAGGTTGTCGTGATCTCGCGGCGGGAACTGTTGATCCGGGCGGTCATGGATTGCTGTCAGGCGGCCGTCGTACCGGCATCGGTGCTGCGGCAACCCACGACGGCGATTGCCCGTGACCAAACGCCGGTACTCATTCTGGTCATCGTCTCGGACGCACCGGTCAAGCGCAGCAACGACCGGATGGAACGCGAGTTGGTGATCCGTCTGACCGCTTACGCCCGTGATCCGGCCGATGGCTATGCCGTGGCCGATGAACTTCTGTGCAAGGCACACCTCGCGTTGCTGGCGGACACCACGCTCGGCGGACTTGCCCTGAGTCTGGCCGAGTTGGAGGCCGACTACCAGGCCGACGACGCTGATGTCGAAGCCATTGCCATCCCGGCCTTCTACCGCATCACCTACCGAACCCTCGTTTCCGACATTTCTCAAGGAGGCTGAGATGCCCAAGCTACGACTCAAGGTTACCCACACCCATGCGGGCGTGGCCTATCCCCCCGGCCACGTCATCGACGTGGACGACCACACCGCCCGTTGGCTGACCGAACGCGATATCGGTACCCCGGCCAGCAGCGACCCCGTGCTCGGTGCCGATCCGGTGGAGCCCACCAAACCACGTACTGCCAAGACCCCCAAGGAGTAATTCACGATGTCCTACTACGCAAGTTTCCAAGGCCGGGTCTATCTCGGCGAACGTAACGCCAATGGCGAGCCGATCAATGTCCGCACGCCGGGCAACGTGGCCGATCTGTCGTTATCCCTCAAGACCGACGTCATCGAGCACTACGAAAGCCAGACCGGCCAGCGCGCCGTCGATCTGCGCCTGGTGAAACAGAAGTCCGCCACCGTCGCACTGACCATCGAAGAATTCACCAAAGAAAACCTCGCACTGGCCCTTTACGGCAACCACGAAACCGGGACCGGCGGCAGCGTCACCAACGAAGCCATTGGGTCAACTGCGGACGGTACCACCCCAGTGGTTGGCGACCGCTACTTCCTCGCCCATCCCAAGGTCTCGGCCTTTTCGATTGTCGATTCAGCAGGCACGCCGGCTACGTTGACGCTGGGCACGCACTACACGGCGGATGTGGATTTCGGTGCCATCCAGTTCCTCGATATCACCGGCCTCACAGCGCCTTTCAAGGCCAGTTACACCTACGGCGCGGTCACCGAGATCGGCATCTTCACTCAGCCCTTGCCGGAACGCTTCCTGCGTCTTGAAGGCGTCAATACAGCGGCCAGCAACGCCAAGGTACTGATCGAGTTGTATCGCGTGGCCTTCGATCCGCTGAAGAAGTTCGACATCATCTCGAACGACCTCAACAAGTTCGAGATGGAAGGCTCCCTGCTGGCTGACACATCCAAACCCTACGACGCGGTGCTCGGACAGTTCGGCAAAATTGTGACCATCGGGTGATGACCATGACGCAAAATGCCCTCGCAGCGCTACCGCCCGTATCTGAGCCACTGGTGATTGGCGGCGAAATCCTGGAAATCAGCCCTCTCAAGGTCGGCGAATTACCGGCTTTCGCCCGGGCGGTACGTTCGATCGCCAGCAAAGTCACGTCCGATCCGGACTGGCTACGTTTGCTCTCCGAGGATGGCGAATCGGTCCTCCTGGCATTGGCCATTGCCTGCCGCCGTCCGCCCGACTGGGTGGCCACGCTGGCACTGGACGACGCGATTCGTCTGGCTGAAGCCATCTTCGGGGCTAATGCCGATTTTTTTATCCAGCGCGTGGTGCCCGAGATTACGCGCGTGAGTCAGCAGATCAAGACAGTGATCCCTGGGGCGATGCCATCACCCGGCTCCTCGGGGCTGGACACGGCTACGCCGATCTCTTGAACTACACGCTGGCTCAGGTCAGCACCTTCCTCGCTGCCGCAGATCGGGCCGAGCGCGGACAACTTGCAGCCAATTTTGCCTTGCTGGTGACCGCCACCCACGGCGGCAGTGCCGAGATCAAAGCCTTGCTCAAGGAAATTAACACTGCCCCCGAGCAACTGCATCGCCCCCCGAGCGGACTGAGCCCATGAAGCTATCGCTGACCACCTCGGGATTGCTCGATCCGAAGCGCCTCGATAGCTGGATCCCCGAGAAGCGACGGGCGATCCGCAAGGCCGTGGAAGCCGCCATGAAAACGACTGGCAGGGAAATCGCGCAGACGGTGCAGGCGCGCATGCAGTCCGCGTTCAAGGTCAGGAAATCCAGCTTCGTGCGGTCAATGCGGCACATGTTGTATGCCGGCAGCCCGGAGAAGTTTCCCGCCTTGATGATCGGCTCGCGCATTCCCTGGCTTGGCATCCATACGCGGGGCGGCACGATTGGAGGAAGGATGCTGATTCCCTTGCTGCCCGAGCACCAGCGTCTGGGCCGCAAGGCCTTCCGCCGCGTCATCGATGGCCTGATGCGCACCGGTAACGCCTTCTACATTCAGAAGAACGGCAAGGTGATCCTGATGGCGGAAGTCATCAAGGAAAACACCGCCGAACTGCGTCGCTTCAAACGTGCCGAGCGCGGCCGAACCGGTGCCAAGTCGATCAAGCGTGGCCAGGAGATTCCCATCGCTGTGCTGGTCCCGACAGTCACCCTGCGTGGCCGCCTGGATCTGCCCGGCATTGTGCGTTCACAACTACCGAAATTGACCTCATCCATCCTGCAGCAACTGACGAAACAAGGCCTCTGACCGCGCCTCTTAGCAACGCTAGGCCAACCAGGGATTGATAACGGAAACGCCAGCGGCTTTGAACGGCGATGTGTCACGCGTGGCGACCGTCATGCGGTTGCTCCTGGCAATGGCAGCAATGTAGCCGTCTGCCATGCCGATAGCCAATCCAGTTGCTTGTGCTGTTGCCATCAGATCAGCATAGGCTTGGGTGGCTGCCAGATCGAAGCTCAGGATACGACCGGTGAAACTGGGCAACACCTGTGTTTCCAGTCGTTCGCGCAAGTCGTTGCGGCGTTTGCCTGCAGGAAGGAGCGCAACGCCGAAGCGCAGTTCGGCGACGGTGACCACCGATAAAAACAGAGTTTCCAGCGACTGGCCGTCAAGCCAGTCGACTACTTGTGGATCCGGCGACGCGCGCAATGGCTCCGAGATTACGTTGGTATCGATCAGGATCATTCGAAGTTCATCGAGCGAGGCAATGATTTGTCACGCTGATTAATGAGCGCTACCTCTTCATCCGTGAGCCGGATCTGCCGACCGATGTCGGCGAGAAGCGATCCAAGCTTCAGCCGCCCCTCGGGTTTGACCGCGTCTTCCAGGATGGTACGGACCTCCGCTTCAGTACTGCGGCCATGTCCGGCAGCACGCATGCGCAAGGCGCGGTGCACCTCATCGGGCAGATTGCGAACAGTCAATACCGCCATGACGTCACTCCTTATTCATGAAAGCAATGCAGTCACTATAGAAGTTTATATGCACCTCTGCAAGTGAGAGAACCGTCCCCCCCTATATCTCAGATCAAAACCATTCATGAACGATCGCGCCCAGATCCTGATTACTGCCGTCGACCAGACCCGGTCGGCGCTCGCCCAGGTCAAGGCCAACCTCGAAGGTCTCTCGGTCGCCGCCAATAAGGTCAATGGCGTCCTGGCCGGACTCGGTGCGGCGCTGTCACTCGGTGCCCTGGTGGCCGCTGGTAAGGCCGCGCTGGATACCGCCGACAACCTCTCCAAGCTATCCCAAAAAACCGGTATCTCGGTCGAATCGCTATCACTGCTGAAACCCATCGCCGAGCAATCGGGCGTGTCGCTGGAAAGTTTGGCGAAGGGTATGCAGAAACTGGCTACCGCCATGGTTGAGGCGGCCAGTGGTGGGAAGGAACAAATCGAAGTCTTCAGCCGCCTCGGCGTCTCGGTCAAGGATGCTGCCGGACAACTGCGTCCGACCGAAGATGTGCTGCTCGATCTGGCCGATGCCTTTGCCGCCATGCCGGATGGTGCCGAGAAATCGGCACTTGCGGTGAGGCTCTTCGGCAAAAGTGGTGTCGAGCTAATTCCGTTCCTCAACCAAGGGCGGGCCGGCATCGAGGAACTCAAGCAGAAGTTCAAGGAACTCGGCCTTGAGATCAGCGGCGACACCGCCAAGGCTGCTGAGAAATTCAACGATACGCTGGATACGGTCAAGCAGGCTCTGTCGGCCATCGCCATGAAGGTCGCTGAGGCGGCGTTGCCGGCCTTGCAGTCTCTGGCCGATGGCCTGGTGAAGATTGCCAGCCACGGCGAAGAAATCATGACCGTGCTGCGCGTGCTCGGTGAAGTGATCGTCACGGTGCTGGCCGTGCGCGGTGTGGCGGCGGTCGCGGCCCTGGGTGGCGCGGTGACGGCCCTTAAAACCGTCCTGATGCGCTTCCTGCCGGTACTGGCTGCCGTCGCCGTCTGGGAGATGGGCCGGGGCATCGTCAAGATGGTCGAGGACATCCGGGCGACCAACAAGGCCATCGACGATCTCAACCGGCAACGTCAGCAGTTGCAGCAACTGACGGCCGCGATGGAAGAACTCGCCAACACCGGCACGCTCTCCGTTAAAACCCAGATGCTACTCGCCGCGCAGGCCGCCGAACGCTTGAAGTCGGCACTGCCGGCGACGGCCGATGCGCTGCGCGCGATTCAGGGGGCCGCCACCCAGGCCGGCGAAGCGATCCGGCAGGCGCTCGATGCCGAAACCAAGAAAGCCGCCGAGACAGTCAAGCAGTTGTCGGCCAGCTACAAACAGGTCGCCACCGACATCAAGGCGATTTGGGATGCACGCGTTGCCGACATCGAAGCGAACTACAAACGGCAGGAAGCCGCCGCCCAGAATGCCGCGCGCTCTGAATCCACTGCAATCCGCGAGTCCGCACAGAACCTCCTCGCCGCCGAACACGAAAAGTTCGCCGTCATCGAAGCCGGTGCCAAACAGATGGAAGCGGCCTGGAAGACCACCTACGGTCAGGCCGTGGCGCTGGCCCGCGCTGCCGGCCAGGATGTGCAGGCGATCGAACGTCAGGCCGTCGACGCGCGCATTGCCATCTACTCGCAGTTGGAGTCTGCCTACCGCGCCACCGTCGATCGCCTCATTGCCGAGGAACAACGCCATCTGCAGGCCGCCAGGTCTGCCGATGAAGCAAGACTGAATCTGCGCATGTCGGTTGAGGACCGCATTCGAGAACTGTCCCGCAAGGGCATGGACGAGTACGCGGCCTATCAGGACCGGCTGCGCCAGATCGACGAGAAGCAGGCGCAAGCCCGTGCCGCTCTGGCGGCCGGCAATTACGATCAGGCCAAGAAACTCGCCGAGGAAGCCATCTCCCTGGCCGAACGCACCGCCTCCGCCGTCACGCGGCAGGTCGAACAGAACGGCAAGACGGTCACCCAGACGGTGGTGTCCGAAGGTCAGGCTGCCGCCACTGCCATCGGCGAGATCAAGGAAGCGGCCGGCATTGCCGATGCAGCGCTCAAAGGACTCGGTGATGCGCACAAGCAGGCGGCCACTGCAGCAGGTGCTGGCGCCGATGAAGCCAAACGCGCACTGGCGTCTGTGTCCGATGAGCTCGACAAACTGCGCCAGCAACTGCTCGCTCAGGACAAGCTCAAACTCGACGTCGACATTGAAGCCGCCAAAACTAGCATCGAACGCCTCAAGGCAATGACCGATGCACTGCAACTGGTGGCCAAGATCCAGGCCGACACCAAGGAAGCGCAGTCCTCTCTGGAAAAGCTCAAGTCCGACGCCGACAATCTGGAACTGCTGGCCAAGGTCGAAGCCGACACCAGCAAGGCGCTTGCCGACATCGAGCAGCTCAAGAGCACGCTGGCCAGCGCCAAGGTCGACATTCCGGCCACCGTGTCCTTCGATC